CTTTTGCTAACTGTGGTGTTGAGAAATATGTTTTTTGAATATCAGCATAATTACCTCTAGCTTTGTTAAGTTTATTAGCTAGGTCTTTATATCCTGTATTCTCTAAATGACTTTGAATAGCTGTGTTAATTTCTTCTCTTGCCGCTAATATTTCTTCGCCCATAGTATTTTCCGCCGCAAGTTGAGATGATAATGCCTTCTCGCCTTTTACCCGTAAATCAGCTTGTAGCTGACGTAAAGCTTTATAATCGCCTGTATGCGCTCTTTCTATTAATTTTTTGTTAGCATTTGTTCTAGCTAAATAATTTTGTGCTTGATCTATAATATCCATGTCTATTGGTATTTTAGATAAGCCTTTTTCTCCCACTTCTTTTTCAACTGCATCAAATATTTTACCTGTTTTAGAACTAGCTTCATTTACCTTATTTTGCGTTTGTTTTATTGATTTTTTTAAATCTGGATTAACAAATTCTTTAAATTGAGATCCTACTTTTTTCCCTTTAATACTTCCTTGTCCTAAAGCGGCTGCATCAGTTAATGCTCTTACTAATGAGTCCCCTTTACCTGGGTCAGCCTCTAATCCTAACGCTTTCTCGGCTCCTTCTGGTATTCTAGGGATAGTATATTTCCCAATTTTACCTATAATTTCTGGTAACAGATGCTTTCTGGCTAAATATTGGTTTAGATTATACGGTGCATTTATTATTTCTTTTCCAATATCTGCGGCTTCAGCACCTACCTGTCCTACGTTGTGAAAAAACGAACCAACAGGATTTTCTCTTTCGTATTGGCGACTTTTTTCTAGGTTTTCTGGCGCATCATTAATAAACTGATTGCCTTTTTTTAACGCGCCAGCTAGCCCTTGAATCATATCAGATCCAACGCTTATTAAGTTACTACTTGCATTTAATAAACCAGTTTTTTCTTCTGGCGCAAATCTTTCTTCGCTTTCATCGATGTTCTGTGCCGCATATTGTGACCAGTCTATATTTCCTGATGCATCGTCATCTTTGACTTTATAATTTGACCAGTCTATTTCGTTAGCCATATTATTTAGCCCCCGAATGTTCGCTCATGAATTTATCAACTAACTCATTTGGTATATTAAAAAGCTCACCATTGTTTTTAATGACAGTAAATTTATCTTGTTGTTTAATAATTTCAGGTGAGTTTTCATCAAACATTTTGTTTTTTATTGGGTTATCTTTTTTGGGAATATTTTTTGCTCCTGTACCCATGTATAATGAAGGGTCAGTAGCGGCACGCACCAATGTTTGACTTTCCCTATTGTATAAATCCCGCATAAATTCAAAATTTTCTATGGCCGTTTTAGGCGAAACATTCCAAGCTTCAGGTCTACTTAATTTTTCAAGCTTTTCTTGCGAGAATTTTTGAATAGAATCGCCTAAATATTGGCGCATTTGTTTTGCTGCAAAATTAGCTTTATTAACTTCCTTTATATAATCTTGATATTTTTTTGAACCTTCCCCCATGCCTTCTAAGATGGCATCCCCTATCTTATCCGCTTTACCTTGTATTCCTGAGTAGCTCGACAAAGCTTTAGGGTTTATGTCACCCAAGGTAATATTCATATTATTGGCATTAATTAACTTTTCTCGTATTTTAGGATCTGTAATGTCTTTAACAATACTTAGCATAATGTCGCTTCTTAATTTTCCTTGTTGTTCATCTGTTAAAGGGGTTTTAGTACCTGGCAACACCCCTTTATTAATTTCAATTAATTCTTTTTCTTTTTTCATTACAGACGATGAATTTCTAGTATGTTGTGTTTCATTTAAAACATTTGATCGTCCTGTACCTGCCTGGGTATGTTCCTGCTTAATATCTAGCACGCGCTGTAGTCTGTTTGCTAAATCAGGATTTTGTTCTTTAATAGAATCAATATACATTTGGTTAGCAACATCACCTGATGGCTTTAATGCTCCGCCACCAGGTCTATTATTTTTATCAATCTGAGATTGCTTAAACGCATCCGCTAAGTCATATTCTTTTGGCTTATGGTTTAGTGCTAGTTCAGATAAAGAGTTAACAAGCGATTTTTGTCTATCACCCAAAGCGTATTCAGTAGGCTTGTGCTTAAGCTCTAAATCTTTAAGTTTAGTGGCAAGCTCTCTTTGGCTTTGTTCTTCGCGCATTTTTGCTGGCTCTTTAGATATTTTGTATCCTTTGAGCACGTCCTCAAAAATGGTTTTCGCAGCCGAGTCTATTAAGGGCGCTTTGGAAAAGTCTGTAAAGTTTATAGCCATATTTCTTCCCTTAAAATAGATTAGCACCAATTGTAGCGCCAGGAATACCGCCAGTTAAGCCACCTACGCCAGCGCCCAAAGCTTTACCAAACATACTCCACATATCGCCTTTGTTTTTGTTTTTTTGCTGTGCATCTTGAAAGGCTAATCCGCCTTGCTGATTTAAAGCGCCACCTACAGCATCAGTCAATTTACCTGACGCATCGTAACCACGAGTAGCAACGCCTTCTTCGCCAGATAGGCCAGTGTTAAATACGCCTAAAGCATTTTGCAAATATTGTTGCATATCCTTAGACATTAAACCTTGTATGCCTTCAGCTTGGTTCATCTGGTCAAGTGGAGTTCCAGCAATACCTCCTGCGGCTGCCGTATTGCCCATCTGCTTTCCTAACTTGTCGCTCTGGTACTTATAGGCATCTGACTCTTGATAGTTCTCCATAAGCTTGCTGATAAACGCTTGTGGGTCATTCATAAGCGATTCATAGGTGTCTTTAGTTTTTCCAGACGCATCTTTACCAGCATCTATATATGAATCGTAACCCTCATGCGCTACACCTGGGATTTGATCTAAGTATTCGTTGGCGGCATCCATAGGATTGTTTTTGTTGCCACCGCCAAAAAGTCCGTCTAATATTCCCATGCCATATCCTTATGGGTAAGCGGTCGTTGTTACTTTTCTCAACGCACCATTAATTTTTACAACTACCTCATATACCATTGTATCATCATCATGCACATTCCAAATAGTCCCATTGGGCATGGCTTCTATGCCTGTAAGTGCATCAATAACTGCTAGTTGCGCTTGTGTCACCTGGGGCAATGTCCACCCATTATCGCTTAAACCATTTCGCAGCACATTATTTAATTCATCGCTATATAATTGCATTTGCGTGGTCAAATATCCATCTTCTTCAACAAACTTTACGCTTTGAAATGTAGGTATAATCATTGATAAACCTCTAATTTACCATTTGCCACCACAACTGCGCCTGTACCCCAGAATCGCATCTGTATTGTAAATTGGTTAGCTTCACCAAGTTTATTAAATCTTGGCTGATTTTTGTAGTTGCCTGTTTTATGCATATAATATGGCACAGCATTGCTATATGTTTCTCCACCATTTTTAGATATGGTTACGTCTACTCTAGGACGATATACCTGGCATCCGCCACCTTCCACTATTAAAGGTTGATCGTCTTCTGAAAACATTATGTCGGAACTTACTTCGCCTAAAATGTATCCTTCACATTCGAACTGATAATCCACGCCAGGCTCAACGCCATTTTCTATAGTGAAGCTAAATTGGTTCACAATAAAACGTTCGCTTCCAGGTAACCTATAAGTATCGCATTTTCTTATGCGCGGTATTTCATAATCATTTTGCACGTCAGTAGATATCGAAGTTAAGTTTGTACTAATGCGCATTAAGCTTCCTTGCTTTAAAGACGCAAAGTAAATTTGATTATTAAAGTAGGCCATTTGCCGCGCTGGATGAAATGTAAAATCCCAGTCTGTAATGTCAAAGAACTTTTGAGTTGTAAAATCATACATGATTGTGAAATTATCTAATTCATCAAAGAACGTCAATATGTAAAAAACATGACCATCTTGACGATAAAAAATAGCTGTAGACCTGTCTGGTCGCTGCACACCACCTAATAAATAATCAATCCCATCTGTAGATAGACGTTGAGCTTTGCCGCCAGCCATTACCATTATTGCTGGTGATGATTTCTCATTGATACCAAGCCAAGCGATCATGTCTTCACCAGCAGCAATAGTTGATACGCTAGCTACACCGTAATCTATGTTAATTGATGATTGACGCTGGTAAGTTTGCAAGCCAGCAATGTTAGTCCAAATTTCTGCAACCGTTGAGCCAAGAACTAGCAAGTTATTACCTGCGCTTGGTATCCTGATACACGCTTTAGCAAAGTCTGGTTTAGTTTGCAGCGTTAGTGTTTGCACGTACTCTAAATCATACGCAGTTGCTGGTGAGCTTGGTAAATAACCAGTTTTATATACATACCATTGCGAACCGCTTGAAGTCGTATTTCCGTTTCCAAAAATAAAATATGTGTTTTGATAGGTTACATAATTAGGCGTAAATGATTGAGCTGCACCAGTGAAATTAACCGCAGCTACATCGTTAATAGCGGAATCGTAATTATAAACATAAGCCGTTGCAGTACCATCAACAATAGCAATTTGTGAGCTTAAGTTTTCATCCATAAACACTTCACCAGTGCTTGTTGCTAAGCTAAATAAAAATGTGTAGCCAAGATTGCTGTTAATTCTATAAACGTTTGAGCCAAATACAGCTACTAAAAAATCACCACGGTTAGAATGAAACAAGCCACGGCCTTCAACATCATCACCAAGTATTTCTACGGCTTGCTCATATCCAGCAAAGTTAATTAACCAGCCATCGGATAAAAACATATTCCAAGTGCGCTCGTCATTAATAATAGGATGGCGGCCAAATATGCTTGAACCAGCAATTTTTACTGGTATCTCTGTTGCTCCTGGCGTGCTTATAGCCATACTTGGCACCTCATTATCTAATCTCTGTGATAGTGATGTTTAACATATTCAATGGCTCTCTCCATGAGATTAATATCGTCTTTAAATCGTCCTATTGCTACGTTGCACCCTTGGCACAATAAACCTCTTGCTTTGCCACTTGTATGACAGTGATCGATTGATAATCTTCTTATCCTGTCATGCTTAGGGTCTTTGCAAGTTTCTTCTTGTAAACATATTGCGCATTTACCTTCTTGAAATTTAAATAAATTATTATAATCCTCTAAAGTAATTCCTCTGGCATTACATACCTTCTTTAAACTATATAAATCACCGTCAATCTCACGCTTATTCTGGTAAGCTCTCTTATAAATTTTATCCCATTTCTCAGGATTAATCTTTCTATCTAATGACTGTTTGGCATTAAACTCTTCTCTATTGCCGTTGCGTTTAGCATTGGCTGTTTGTCTAAAACAAATTCTACAAGTGCCATGGCCTTTCTTAGTCGGCTTTATTAAATCTGTCGTTAATTCACCGTGGTACTTGCAGACAATTATAAACTTCTGCTCGGCAATCTCATGGCAATCATTGCATCTAACTTCTTTAACTATTCCTTTTCTAATAACACGACATCCTTCGTGCTCAAGTCTTCCGTGAGTGGTGCATTCGTAGAACATGTATCTCATTACTTTCTCTTAGGTAAAGAAAGCATTATATCATGTAACCCATCCTAGTGCTAGTATCATCCTATCCAACCGTGACCCAAATTCACTTGGCCGTAATTGATCGAACCACGTCTCTGTAAACTAGACACTTTGATCAATCTTAAATCCATCGGGCCACTTCGTTTACTAATAGCGTCTTCAAGTTTCGATAATGATTTAGCTAGCCCTGGTGGTACTGAATAATTAAACTCTGCGCATAGCCTATTGGCTAAGTCTAATTTTAAATAGTTAATGTAAAATCTATCTAGGGTTAATGATAAATCTTGGTTAATCGCAACTTCATTAAGCCTAAACTGTCCCCATATAGTTAGCGGAAAATTTTGGTCAGGCTTAAAATAAATATATAAATTAGCGCCACCGAATGTGCGCTCCATATGCCAACTACCAGGCAACGATTGAATGTTATCAGCTCGTGATGTTCCAAAATATTCGCGTCTTGCTCTGTTTTCAGTCTGATATCGAACCGTGTTGATGTAAAATACAAAAGTATCAACATTTATTAAATCTGGTACAAAGTAGGCTTCTTGTCCTATAACCGCATTAAAATTATATTCTTCATAATAAGGGATCAGACCGTTTTCCACGGTCTTCTCCGCTATTAAATCATTTAGAAAAATCAAACCATCATTGGCTTGCTGGCCTGACACAGTTTCAAAGCCGCGAGACACAATACCTGCTTCGTAATAGGCTCTATTTATAAGCTGTAAAGTTGTGTAGGCCATATCATTTCCTTACGCTACGATATTAACTGCAAGTTGGTCTAGGTATGCTTGAACTGATATCGCAACCGCAGAACCAGTGACCTTGTAGTCAATAGCATCAGTGTTTGGCGAGTCAGTCGGGCAAACTAGATTTGTACTTACAGCCACGCCAGCAACGTCACCTGAAGCAACCGCGTATCCGCCAGCAGCAGTAGACGTTCCAGGAACTAATACCAGCGCATCTTCAGCAGCAGTTGGAGTGAATACGCAAGCCCAATTAACCATGGTTGGTTGAGAGCTTGGCAAACCAGCACTTGCATCAACCGCAGCATAAGTTGCCGAAGCTCCAGCAGTCACGTCAGTAGCAATTACAGCGTCATACCACATCCAACGGTCAAGGCCAGTTCCGTTTTGTCTAAATGCTAAAAGGTCAGCCGAACCATCAGATTTAACATAACCGATACGAAAATACATGTCATAGCC